TTGAACACATAGTTTCATGGGTAGGTACCGCCGATGAGTTTAACAAACTCTTTGAACCAGGTGACCCATCTAAATTCCCTCAGACCGCAAAGGCATGATTGTTGAAATTCAAACAACGAAGGAAATCCAATTGACGCATGTTTGGATTCAGGTGCCAGTGCGATATGAAGACCAAGACATTCCATACGATTTCCCTTTCAGAACAAAGAACGTATGGACGCCGGCAATTGAACTTGACACTGGACGTGTTGTCGATTGGCCAAAGGGCGTATCGGCAAATGTGTATCTAAAGGTATGCGATTCAGGTCGATATAATCTTATGGATAATGGGATGATCGTTGAGACAATTCATGATTATGTCCCAGCCTTTATTCCAAATGAATATGGCGATTACATCAATTTTGACATCAATGAGGATGGTGTCATTCTTAATTGGTATAATCCCGAAAGTATCAAAGATATGATCGAAGAATATCTAAACGAAAACTCATGAAAAATCTGTATCTTATCCGACATGGCCAAAGCGTCGCGAATGTCGATCCTTCGCATTACTTCACTCAGCATGATCATCTGATTAGTCTTACTGACCTTGGGCGCGAACAGGCAAAGGAGGCGGGCAAGCGAGTATCTTACTTGGTGCAGAACCGTCCATTCACGATTGTTCATTCTCCATTTGTGCGTGCGTCTGAAACGGCGTCGATCATTGACAAGCAATGTATTCTTGACGGGAAGTATGCAGCGATCCATGAATCTCCTCTGTTGTATGAACGCAGCTGGGGTAACCTACGTGAAATTGTCGACAGCCCTGAATTGGATGCTAACATGCATTTCAATTTCTTCTATCGACCTGTAAGCGGCGAAAGCTTTGCAGATACGTATGTTCGCGTTGTGACCTTCTTGCAAGAAGTTCGTATTGGGCGATATCCGCATGATGACATTGTGATTGTTGCTCATGGTGAATGGATTCGTTTAGCAATGATGTATTTGCGTAGTCAATCAGTAGATTACTTTAATCGCTATCATACAAATCCTGAAAATTGTAAGGTTATCCTAGAACAACTATGATCATTTTGTCAAATTATTACAAATAATGTTGTTTACATTTTCCAGGAATCTGTTTATAATACTGTTGTATGGATACCGATAAGATCATTAACTCTGACGTTTTGGAATTTTCCACTCGTGCGCATGCCGGACAAACCCGAAAGTTTACGGGCACGCCTTACATCACGCATCCAATTGCGGTTGCATCAATTGCAAAGGATATTGTTGATAGTGATTGGATTGACAATTCACTGCTTGAGAAGGTTGCATTGCTTCACGATGTTCTTGAAGATACTGATGTTACATATGAAGAATTGCTTGAGGTATTTGGAGGAGAAGTCGCGGGCTGTGTTCGGATTTTGACTAAGATTCCAAGTGAAACTTATCTGCAAGCAATCTTGCGTGCGAAAAAGAATCCAATCACTCGCATTGTAAAGTATGCAGACAATGTGCATAACAGCTCAGATCTTAAGCCGGGTTGTCTAAAGGACAAGTACGAGATGTCAATGTACATTCTTTCAGACGGACACTAATTTGATTTACATACAACCATAATCCATTTATAATAACAATATGAAAAACAATATTGAACTTACGCGCGATTCACTCCTACAGTCTCTCGGACAAGATGTATGTGAAGTGATCTTTACTAAAAAGGATGGCGGTGAACGCCTTATGCGTTGCACTCGCGATTTGAAACGAGCCATCAATGCTCCGATTCCGAAGAATGAAAACTTCGTTGATGACAATCCTGACGTGATTCGCGCATATGATCTTGAGGCTGAAGGATGGCGTTCATTCATCATCGCTAATGTTAAGAGCGCAACCGTATTTGCATAATGGATCAGTGGAGTCAAAATTTTGCGCTTGCTCGTCTCGTCGGATTAAATCCTGATGAATTCACGGGTAAGTGGATTGGAATTGGGTCTAACTTCCATGGGTATGATGATAAAAAACGTCTTGTCATCATACATGACTTCTACAATAGCCTTGATGAATTGCGATGGGTTGATGACGCATACGGCAATTCAGAAATCGCTCCATCCGATGTTTTTTCTCCAATTGAGATGACAGTTATGTTTCTTTCTTGTCGTCCTCATATGCGAACCGAGGCAATCCTAAAATCACTTGACCTTTGGGTAGAGAAGTAATATGATATCCGAAACAATTAACACTGAGATCAATAATCACTGTGGTACAATTCAATTGGATTATTACCATAGTCTTGACGCGATGCACATGGCTGAGAAGACATTGTCACCGCGCGTGTGGCTAACATATATCGACAATCTAAATGCAGTTGTTGGTGATTATGAAAGACCTAAAGGTGTTCAACATTCCGAATCATATCAAAAGGCACATGCATTCTACAAAACAATAACAGAATATGGCAAATCTCTTTAACAAGTCAGGTAAGGTTCATGCACCTGACTTTAAGTACACCGGCGAAGAACCCGATTGGCACAATTGGGAAAAGTGGACAGTAGAAAAGTTCTACCAAGTTCAAAGCAAAGCTTTACGTTTTTACAATTACTATCTTGATAGCAATGCATTTAAGCCTATCGTTTTGTCATGGATGAAGAAGAATGGATATACCAAAGATGAGATGTCTCTAATTAAAGATTCAGCTCCATGGTATCTTCCGACAACAGTAGGTAAGCTTATTCGTATGATGGACGTGGGTATGCCAAGTATTCACCCGCAGGCTGAAGAATACTTTGAAGGTCTGTTGAGATATGACGAAGACGTACCGTTAAAGCCAAAGGATTCTATCGAAGCGGTAGATAGTTATATACGAAAAGCTCTTAAGACGATTAACGCTGACACACAAACTCCAGCGGTCGCACTGATAAAACAGGACGAAAAAAAGAAGATCACGCCACTGGATCGCATTCGTGAACGTGTTCAAAAAGATATTTTAATTTATTTAGATGAACTGAATGATAGCTGGACCGATACTTCAAAAGCGGTTGCATCTCTTAACTTAGGTAATATGTTAAGAGATCATAAGATCCCTGCGCAAGGTCTAGGCGACATCATCAAATGGATTGAGCGCAACCTCGAAGAATATCGAGGCGCATACGAAAAGACTGATCCCCAATTGGTTGAAGGATATTCATACATGTCTAAGCCAAACCTACGTAAGATCGTTTCGATATTAGAGACTTTTAAAGCTGACGTTGAATCGCATGGCAAGATCAAAAATGCAATGCGTAAGCCGCGAACTAAGAAGCCTAAGGCTGCCGATAAGCAAGTGCAACGTCTTAAGTATCAGTCTAACTCCGCAGAATATGCACTTGAGAGTGTTTCACCGTCGCGTATCCCATACGCCCAACGTCTATACATATTCAATACCAAGACTCGACAAATTGGTGTTTACTATGCAAGCGGTAACAATGGATTTGAAGTTAAAGGTACATCACTTAAAGGATTTGATGATGCGCTTAGCTTCCATGCCACATTGCGCAAGCCAAAGGATATTCTTACTGGTGTACTATCGTCGACTCTGAAGAAGCTTGATAAAATCTTTGATGGAGTTAAGATCACTAAGAAGAAAGCTAATGGCCGTCTAAACGAACACACTATTATTCTCAAAGTACTTGAACATCGACCATGACAGATATTACTCCTGAAACAATCATTCCTATCCTAACTAAAGCAGATCTAATTTCTCAGGCTGAGGCATTAGTTCGTACTGAAAGTATGGGTTATGCTGAAGCAATCATTCACGTGTGTGATATGAAAGGTATTGACCCTGAGGACATCGCTAAGCTTGTTGGCGGAAGTCTTAAAGAAAAGCTTAAAGCTGAAGCACAACGAAACAACCTATTACCAAAACCAAATAGCCTGTTCGGTCTATGATTAGTGTTTCAGATGAAACAACTATAACCCCATTTGACGCTTGGAGTATATACACTGCGCTGTCATTGCATTTCCGTAAGGACAGCGGCTATGACGCATTTCGTTTTAACTTTAAAGGTCCGCGCTGCAAGCGTGAAACATTTATGGCGTATCGGCAGCGCTATGCATTTGAGAAAATAGCACGTGCATATCCGAATAAGAACTCTACAATCGAATACTTCCTTGCAAACCTGCTAGACGGGAATACTTGGATTGGTTCAATGAATGACGATTCTTATGCAGGATGGCAAGGCCGCGTTCAACGAATGGACTATGACTTCCGTTCTGCAATGTCAGACTTGTCTAACAATGCAAGTTCATTTGACTCTATCATCAAGCCGTCTTCACGTGAAGACATGCCGCCGATTTACCAGGCATACACTCGAGGAAAACTTCCAATCGAGACGTTAGTAATCCTCGACACATTGGTGAACTACACGTCGAGTATAAATAAGTTTGTGAGCGACCCGCTAGAGATTGTCTCTGACATTACCTACCGTGTCTCTCGCTACAAGCCCTTCTTAAGATCGAAAATTGATGTTTCGAAGGCAAAACAAAATGTACTAAATTCGTTTACATATGTAAACAAATAGTATATAATAACCATACAACGCAATACAACAACAACAACAATACAAAAACATATGTCGTTTGATAAACTGAAACAAAATCGTGCAGCCGCAATCTCAAAACTCGTGAATGCTGCTGAAAAGACAGGCGGAACTAAAACCTATGGCGATGATCGTCTGTGGGCACCAACCGTCGATAAGACTGGTAACGGGTATGCTATTATCCGTTTCCTCCCTGCTAAGGAAGGTGAAGATCTTCCATGGGTTCGCTATTGGGATCATGGATTCAAGGGACCAACTGGTCGTTGGTACATTGAGAACAGCTTGACCAGCATCGGTCAGACTGACCCAGTTTCTGAACTCAACTCTGTTCTTTGGAACAGCGGTAATGAAAAAGACAAGGAAGTTGCACGCGATCGTAAGCGTCGTCTGCATTACGTTTCTAACATCCTGGTTGTTAGCGATCCTGCTAATCCAGCAAATGAAGGAAAGGTATTTATCTTCAAATATGGTAAGAAGATCTTTGACAAGATCAATGATCTGATGCAACCGCAATTCCAGGACGAGACGCCGGTCAATCCGTTCGACTTCTGGGGTGGCGCAAGCTTCCGCTTGAAGATTCGCAACTTCGAAGGATATCGTAACTATGATAAGAGCGAGTTTGATAAACCAACCGAACTCTTTGGCGGTGACGATGCACGTCTTGAGGAAATCTATGGCCAGCTCCATAGCCTATCCGACTTCGTCGATCCGAAGAGCTACAAGTCCTACACTGAACTCAAGAAGAAGCTCATCGAGGTTCTTGGCGAAGAAGCAGTTAATGGATCAGCCTCAACTGCACATACTGCAGTTGCTGAAGTTAATGTTGGTCGTGCCGTTGAAGCACAAGCAGCACCAGCAGCTGGTAGCTCATATGACGATGTCAATGATGACATTCCATTCACGTCTGACGGCGGTACATCATCCGAAGGAGACGATGATGACATCAGCTACTTTGCTAAGCTTGCACGTGGTTAATACCGCATCTGCTTAGTAAGCATATAACCCCATGGCGCTGCCGGTCAGA